CAATGACGTTATATGTTCTGGTGCTAAACCATTATATTTTCTAGACTATATCTCTACTAAATCACTTGATCCCAATGTCACTGACATTATGAATGGAATTGCCACTGGTTGTGCGATGGCAGGAATGGAATTGTTAGGTGGAGAAACAGCAGAGCATTTCAGACAAACTGATTATGACCTTGCTGGTTTCTGTACTGGTATTGTAGAGAAGAACCAGATTGTTGACGGTAGCATTATGTTTCCTGGTGATGTAGTCATTGGTATTGAGAGTAGTGGTCTTCATAGTAATGGATACACACTTATCAATGATATGCTGTGGAGACATAAAATCTTCTACAAGGACATGCCAGAACTGTTGGTGCCAACCACCATCTATGCCCGTCTCATACAGCACCTGTTAGGTAAAGTTCCTATCTCAGGTATGGCACACATCACAGGAGGAGGACTGCCTGAGAACCTTCCACGATGCCTTCCAAAGCATCTGACTGTTGATGTTGATTGGTCTGCTTGGGAACGACCAGAACTCTTCAACAAGATACAGGAGGCAGGAGAGATTGCTGAGGAGGAGATGCGTAATGTATTCAACTGTGGTATTGGATTTTGTATAGTTGTGTCACCAGATGCAGTAGAAGTAACTCAAAATTTAATTGCCGATACTCCATTTGGTATGAGATCATGGGTCATTGGAGAAGTTAAGTGAAACAACTTTTTTTAGTTGATATCGGTGATGGAAGATGTATCACTCACGACGGACATGTTCAAATGGGTATCTTCAATCATACAGTAGAGAAGCATCTTGAACTATGTCCCGAACAAGATTGGCAGGTAACATACTGGATACCTGATCCATTAGGTCTACGATATAAGAGAGCAAACTTTCAGCATACTATGAAGGCGAATGAAGGTTCTCCTAAGACTGATAATGCTGGCGATAGCCGCCCTAGAGATTTTCCAGATCAGGCAACAAATCGATTAGAGAGGACATTATAACATGTAAGAAAAAGTAAAGCAGAGTTGCATAAACTCTGCTTTTTTTGTATAATAGTAAAGTTATAGAATTGTGTATGAAAATTGCTTTAATTACTGGTATTACTGGACAAGATGGTTCATACCTTGCAGAACTTCTCCTTGAAAAAGGTTATGAAGTTCATGGTATTGTTCGTCGTTCGTCTTTAATTAATACTCATCGTATTGATCACATTTATGACCGTATTAATTTACACTATGGAGATCTTACTGACTCCACTAATCTTGTGAGAGTTATTCAACAGGTTCAACCAAATGAGATTTATAATCTTGGTGCTCAGAGTCATGTGAAGGTTTCTTTTGAGATACCTGAATACACGGGTCAGACAGACGCTCTAGGCACTCTGAGAGTGCTTGAGGCAGTACGTTTATTGGGTATGGAGGAAAAGGTTCGTATCTACCAAGCATCCACCAGTGAACTCTATGGACTGGTGCAAGAAACTCCACAGACAGAAACTACACCTTTCTATCCTCGTTCTCCTTATGGTGTTGCAAAACTCTATGGGTATTGGATTACCAAGAACTATCGTGAGGCATACGGAATGTATGCTTGCACAGGTATTCTTTTTAATCACGAATCTTCTCGTCGTGGTGAAACATTTGTAACTCGCAAGATTATAATAGGACTTAAAGCAATTTCTGAAGGAAAACAAAATGTCCTTTATCTTGGCAATTTAAATGCAAAAAGAGATTGGGGACATGCTAAGGATTATGTGAGAGCAATGTGGTTGATGCTTCAGCAAGATACTCCAGAAGATTATGTGATTTCTACTGGTGAACAGTATTCAGTTCGTGAGTTTGTTGAAAAGGCAGCACCATACTTTGGATTTGACATTGAATGGTATGGTCAAGGTGAAGATGAAATTGGTATGGATAAGAACACTAAAAAAACAATCATTGCAGTCAATCCTAAATACTATCGTCCTACGGAAGTAGAAACTCTATTAGGAGATTCTACAAAAGCAAAGGAAAAGATTGGTTGGGAACCTGAGATTTCATTTGACGATTTGGTAATGGAGATGTGTAAAAATGAATAATTTGAAGTGGCCATTAATGAAAGATAATCTAACATTATCTGATCGAGTCAAAATGGCATCTTTTTGTTTATTTTCAAATAGATTTACTAATGGTCCAAAGGTCAGAAAGTTTGAATCTGAATGGAATAATTGGTTGGGATCTAAGTATTCTTTATATGTTTCATCTGGGAGCACTGCTAATTATCTTCTTCTTTCATCTGTAAAAGAACTCTATGGATTGAAAGATGGGGATAAAGTTTTAGTACCTTCTAATACGTGGGTAACAAATGTTGGACCCGTAATTCAATTAGGTTTCACTCCTATTTTTTGTGACATTAATTTGAATAATTTTAGTTTTTGTGAAGAAAACTTAGAATACATTGCGGAGAAACATCCTGATATAAAACTTATCTTTATTACGCACTTGATAGGATATCCTGCAAATAGGGATAAGTATGCTGAACTGTTTCCCAAAGCATTGCTTTTGGATGATGTGTGTGAATCTCATGGATGTAAGAATCCTGACGGATCTAAGGTAGGATCTAATAGTTTGGGATCTACCTTTAGTTTTTATTTTGGACATCACATATCAACAATTGAGGGTGGAATGATTTCTACTGACAATTTTGATCTGTATGATTTGATGAGAATGAAAAGATCTCATGGATTAGCAAGAGAGTCTGAAAGATTTGAAGGTTACATGTTTCAGTATCCAGAAATATCTAAACAGTTTATGTTTGTAACTGATGGTTATAACTTTAGAAATAACGAACTGGGAGCAGTATTGGGAATATCTCAATTGAAAAGACTTGATAAATATATTGAAATACGAAATCAAAACTACTTAAAATTTATAAATTTGATAAAGAATTATTCTGATTATTTTGCAGTTCCAGAATATAATGATAATGTTAGTAATTTTTGTCTACCATTACTATGTAAAGATAAAAAATATGCAGATATTTTAAGGAAAATGTTTGATGAAAATAATATTGAGCATAGACCTATCATTGGAGGTAATCTTTTGAGGCAACCATTTCTCAGTGAATATAGTATTGAAACTCAAAAACAAAACTTAAATGTTGATTTTGTTCATTATAACGGAATTTATTTGGGAAACAATCATTTTGTTGGTGACAAAGAAATTGAATTATTACACTGTATCTTAGAGAAATTATGAATACCGAATCTAAAATTTACGTTGCAGGAAATACTGGATTGGTAGGATCTGCAATTGTTCGTATGCTTCATTGGAAAGGATATACTAATATTCTTTCATCACCATCTTCTCATTGGGATTTACGTCGTCAGGAAGATGTGGAAAGGTTTTTTAGAATTAATGAACCAGAATATGTGTATCTTGCTGCTGCAAAGGTGGGTGGTATTGGTGCCAATAAAGATTATCCTGGACATTTCATCTATGATAACTTGATGATACAGTCAAACATCATTGATGCTGCTCGTAAGTTTGGTGTTAAGAAACTTCTCTTCTTAGGTTCTTCTTGCATTTATCCTAAGATATGTGAACAACCCATTAAAGAAGAGTATCTTATGACTTCTCCTTTAGAACCAACAAATGATGCTTATGCAATTGCTAAGATTGCAGGTATTAAAATGTGTCAATCTTATCGTAAGCAGTATGGATTTAATGCAATCTCTTTGATGCCTACAAATCTATATGGTCCTAATGATAACTTTAATTTTGAAAGTGCTCATGTTCTACCTGCGATGATTGCCAAGTATCATCATGCAACCACTAATGGATATATTATTGACATGGGTGGTCCCTGGTGGCCAGATGTAGAACTTTGGGGTGACGGTTCGGCACGAAGAGAGTTTCTTTATGTTGATGATCTTGCCGAAGCATGTTTTACTTGCATGAGGGATTATAATGATCCTGATATTATTAATGTAGGAACCGGTGAAGATATTACAATTAAAGAACTTTCAAATATGATTTCTGATATTGTGGGATATCCTGGTCAAACTATATGGGATACTTCTAAACCTAATGGAACTCCAAGAAAACTCTTGGATGTGACTAAAATTAAGTCTCTTGGATGGGAACCAAAAATGAGTTTATCGTCCGGTATTGAAAAAACTTATAGTTGGTATAAAAATCAATGAAAAAATTAGCAGAACTTACAAAAAGAAAAACGTGTGCCGTAGTTAGTAATTCAGGAGATTTAATGAATTATGAATATGGTGAGTTCATTGATAGTCATGATGTTGTAATTAGATGTAATTGGTCACTTATTGATGGATATGAAAAAAATGTAGGTAAAAGGACAGATATTCGAGTAACATGTATTCATTTATCTAGATTGATACATGATTTTGATACTTGGTCTAAAGATGTAAATTATAATAAGTGTTTTCCTTCTTGGCATAGTCTATCGATAGAAAAATTAATTTATGATGGTGAAATAATTATTTTGCAACCCAATGCAAGTCCGTTTAAAAATGGAATTATATCAAAATTAAATGGAAATGAAGTTTATTCTTTGAGTGATTTAGGAAGGGGTGGTATTCTTGATTACAAGGGAACTCATTTAGGAACTGGGATTATTGCAATATTATTTGCCTCAGAACTTTTTGAAAGTGTTAGTTGTTTCTGCTTTGACTTCTTTCAAAAATCAAAAGAACATTATTATGAAAAACTTAATGTTGACTTGAATGCAACACACAATCACATGAATGAATATAAAATGTCAAGAGAACTTCCTAATGTAAAATTTTATCCTGATTGAATTATGCAAACTTTTTTTATTAATACTGATAAAATGTTTACCAATATTACACAACTGGTAAATGACAGTCTACCAGAAGGTAAGGAGGGATTGGCACACATCTATACTCCACATACAACTGCTTGTATAACCACATTAGAAGACGAACTTCTCCATTTAGTTGATGTTAGATTTTTCCTAGATAAAGTTGCTCCTAAACATAAAGAACCAGAAGGAGATCAGAAGAATATTAAATACCTGCACGATATTATTTCTTTGAGAAACGATACACCAGTTGATGAAAGAGTCAACGGTCATTCTCATATTAGGTCATTGTTTTTTGATAGTTGTCAGGTGATTCCTTTTAGTGATGGAAAACTATTGACTGGAGATTGGAAATCTTTGTTCTTTGTTGAATTAGATCCATCAAGAGAGAGGAAAATTTATTTAAATTTGGTTCCAACATTTTGAGTTAAATGAAACTTTTTACTATCGTAAAGCAAAATTCATCTAGAGTGAATCATAAAAATTTTCAAACTATTTGTTCCGATATTCCACTATGGAAATGGACAGTTAATCGTTTGATAAGTGATAAGTATGAATTGTATATAAACACAGATTCTAATACAGTTTTTGATGAGGTATTGGATATGAGTAATGTTTATGGAATATCCAGAAATAATAAGCATATTGAATGGGAAAAAAATTCTGAGAATGAAGGATCTCCAGTTGAATCAATGCTGATAGAATTTTGTAAGAATGATTCAATTTCTTCTTCTGAAGTTATATGTTTATTTCATGTTACTTCTCCATTCATTAATTTGAAAACTATTGAGCAGGCATCTAAATATTTGAATGATGGATATGATTCTGTTCAATCAGTAAAACGTATACAGGATTTCGTTTTTAAAATGGAAGATGAAAAAATGATACCTGTAAATTATGATCCATTTAAAGTTCAGAGAACACAAGATATTCTTCCAGTTTATATGTCTCTAGGTGCATTTTTTATTTCTACAAAACAAAAGATATTGGAAGAAGGAAAAAGACTTCCAGGTAAAGTATTTAATTATGAACTTGACTCTGTGAGTTCTATTGAAATTGATTATCCAGATGATTTGCAACTAGCTAGATATGTTGCTAGTAATATGGTAGAATATGATTAAGTGCAGACAAAAATGAATTTTATAGATGTTACTTTGAGAGATGGTGGACATCAAGTCAAGTTTGATTGGATTGATGATTTTGTTGATTCTCATATCAGAACAATAATACGCTCACCAACAATCAATTTTATTGAACTTGGTTATTGGAAACAAACTTCCAAGTCTACGAATAAGTTTTATGATTTGAATGAAATACATCTTCAAGATATCTCCGATAGATTGAATATAGAAAACTTTAATAAGTTTTCTATAATGGTTGATTGTCATTACTGTAAACATGATGCTAATGAATATCCCAATAAAGATTTTGGTGTAGGTTTAGTTAGAGTTTGTTCTAGATCCGAGGATATTGATATAGCAGTTAAGTTAGGAGAGAGTATTAAGAAAAGAACAGGATCAAAACTAAGCATGAACTTTTTTAATATTACAAACTATACGATGGTAGATTTAGAGAGATGTGTAAAACTTGCCTCTAACTCTGGTGCTGACTTCATTTACTTTGCAGATACTCATGGAACTCTTGATCTAGAACATGAGTTTGAAAAATATTCTGATATGGCTGCATTGATAAATTCTTATGGAGTTACTCCAGGATTTCATTTACATGATCATTCTGGTAAAGCATACTTTAATTATAGGCAGTTGTTGAAATGTGGTTTTGGTTCTACTGACGTATCTCTGGCAGGAATGGGAAAAGGTGATGGTAACTTAAAACTAGAATATGTTCTTCCTGTATTCGAAAGTCCTGAAATTTTAGACCATTTGGAAAATTATAGATCTATCCTGCAAATGAAACCGAGTTCTTATGGTATCATTTCATCATACTTTTCTATTACGGATTACTATGCTCTTCAAGCAATACGTTTAGGTCTTAAACCTAGTACTTTTTATAATAAGGCAAGTTTTATAGAAGGCATTAATAAGGACAATTATTCTAAGGAGCATTTAATGTAATGAAATATTTTATTACTGGGACTACATCTGGTTTGGGAATGAGTTTGCAGCAACAAATTCAAAATTCATCTAATAAACTTGTATCTTTAAATAGAACTAAAATTAATTCTGATGATACTGATCAATTTATTATTCATGATCTGAAAAATTTTGATCAACTTAACTCTGTATTATCTTCGTATATTTTTTATCTTGAAGATGTTGATGTGTGTATAATGAATGCAGGAACTCTAGGATCTATTAAGAATGCAATTGAAGTTGAAACATTTGATATTTTGGATTCTTTTCGTATTAATTGTCTTGCCAATAAAATTATTGTAGATTTTTTTCTCAAGGAAACTAACTGTAATAAATTTGTTTATATCAGTAGTGGGGCATCTTCCAATCCTTATACTGGATGGTTAGAATATTGCTCTACAAAATCATTCTCTGATGCAATGTTTAGAGTATATGCAAAAGAAAATCTTGATAAAATATTTGTTTCTGTATCTCCAGGAGCAATTAATACTAATATGCAAAGTAAAATCAGAAATTCTTCTATTGAACAATATCCAGATATGAAAAAATTCTTTGATCTTTATGAGGATAATAAACTTCGTAGCCCTAATGATGCTGCCTTTAAATTAGTTAAAAAAATTGAAAAATTAACTCTTGATGATTCTGGTTCTTTCTTGAAGATTTAAAAAATGATAAAAATTTATAGATGCAATCTCCCTCAGCATCACGATGTCTTTTTAGAAATGGTAGACATCTGGGAAGAAATGGGATTTATTGAAACGGAGTATGTTGAAGGACATGTTCATTGGGCAGATAAAGAAAAAACATTTTTACTCTGGCACTGGCCAAGGATTGATGAACCATGGAAACAAGTTCCTCCTTTCAGAGTTGGATTGTTTGGTAATGTAGTTCCAGACCATCCACAATGTAAACCATGGACATTTTTTGCTAGAAGTCCTAGACGATTAGATAAAATTGCTAAATCTGATTTGCCTTCTTATGATGATAGAAGCATAACTTCAATTTTTATGGGAAAGGTTGAAAATCAAATTCAAGCAGCAGGTAGAAACAATTATGACTGGAGTACTGGCATAGAAGATTTTTATATGAGTCAAGGTTCTCCTGGATCGTACAAATATACTAAAGAACAATACTTAGAAAGATTGTCTCAGGCAAAGTTTGGTCTCACACTTCCTGGATATGGACCCAAGTGTAATAGAGATATTGAACTTATGGGTGTAGGTACTGTACCCATTGTTGCTCCTGGTTGTGATGTTGATCGTTATCATGAACCATGGATTGAAAATGTCCACTACATAAGAGTAGAAAGACCCGAAGACATTCAAGATAGAGTTTCTTCTATTAGTAAATCTCAATGGCAGGAAATGCATTATGAGTGTAAATTATGGTATAATAGAAACTCGTCTCCTAAAGGATCTTTTAATCTTACTAAAACATTGATTGAAAAATACAAATGAAATATGTAACTTATTTGAATTCTGGATGTATTGACATCTGTGAAAATATGTTGATTTCTGCGGAAAAATCGGGAATCGATATGGATAACTTTTTTGTTGCTTGTCTGGACGATAAAGCATATCAAAAATTTTCATATCTCAAAAATGCATTTAAATATGCCGATGAAGAATTAACTGAATATCAAGATTGGACATTTGATTCCAATAGTGGGTTCCGGAAGATTCATTATTATAAGTGGCCAATTATTCAAAAGGTTTATGAAGAACATAAAGAACTTTGTTGGGTTGATACTGATATCGTATTCTTAAGAGATCCTAGTGAGTACCTTTCTGGACATAAAACTTTTAAAGCACAAAATGATTCTCCTGGTCATAGGGCATGTGGTGGATTTTTGGTCTTTAATGATTCTGACATAACTGAATTATTAATCGATGACATGGCATCTAATACTACTGAAGATGATCAAATTCTTTTGAATCATTATATTGAAGGTGCATATAAAACGAACTATAAACCTCTTCCTATTGATTTATTTCCTAATGGTAAAACATATTATGAAACTGGAGATAAAGGGTATCTAAGGGAAAACTCATACATTGTTCATAATAATTGGATGATTGGTATTGAAACTAAAATGAATAAGTTTAAAGAAGAGGGGTATTGGTATCTATGAAATTTCTTGGAAGAATTTGTGGATTGGGAAATCGTGTTGAGCAAATTATAAGATTAGAAGCGTATTCTAGTTTAGTTGATGAAAAAATCACTTATTGTTGGAATAAAAAATACCTTAATACTATTCCACCAAATAGAGATGTGGTATCTTCAGTTAGGATAAAATCTAACAATATAGATATAGTTGACTCTTATACTGATGGGGGATTTGTTGAGGAGAAGATTCCAAACATTCGTGGTGATGAAATGAGATTAGCAGCAAGAAATTTATTTCCAAACTTTAACATTGAAATGCCAGAAGATACTATTGCTGTTCACATTAGAGGAACTGATCGTATCGGAGGAAATCATGCCCACCAAATGAAAAGTGTTAATGAATATAACGAATATTTTAATTCTGCGTTAAGTAAGATACTTGAATTGAAACCAAAGAATTGCTTTGTGTGTGGAGATTCATCAAACAAAACATTAGAGTTTTGTGATAAAATATCTGGTGTAATTAACATTGTACGACCTAAATGTGATTCACATATAGAAGATCAATGGAAAGATTTCTTTTCTATTTCTAAATGCGATGGTGTAGTTTTAGCGACTAAATTTTCTAGTTTTTCTATATGTGCATCTATGGTTGGAGGAATTCCAATTTGGACAAAGTATGTTAATGAAGAACACATACAAAATCGTTATCCAACTGAATGGAGAATCTATTAATGAATTTAAAATGTTTTGGTAGTGAGTATGGACATTGGTGTTTTATTGATCATAAAGATCTTAAAAATTCCCTGATAATTAGTGGTGGTGTTGGTGAAGATGTTTCATTTGACATTGATTTTGCATCAGAATATAATGCAACTGTAGTTCTTTATGATCCTACTCCAAGGGCAATAAAGCACTTTGAAATGGTTAGTAAAAATTTTGGTAATGGATCTACAACTGATTATGTTTCTGGTGGCAATCAGCCAATTGAATCATATGACCTTTCTAATTTAACTAGTGAAAACTTTGTCTATAAAGAGTATGCTTTGTGGAATGAAAAAACCAAAGTTAAATTTTTTCAACCAACGAATAAAAGTTATGTAAGTCATAGTATTAATAACATTCAAAGAAATTATAACGAAACAGATAATAATTTTATTGAAGTAGATACTATAAAGTTATCTGATGAAATAAAAATTCTTGATAAGTATCCATCCATCCTAAAACTTGATATTGAAGGTGCTGCTTTAGAAGTCCTTAAAGATTTATTTGATAATGATATTTTTACAGATCAAATTTGTATAGAGTATGATGAACAAAATGTTCCGGGTAAAATAAGTAATAATAGAATAAACACTATGAATAAATTATTTGAGGAGAATAATTATACATGCGTTCATAACAACATCTCAGATTACTTGTTTGTTAGTAAAAAATTTTTAGAATCTGTTTGACTATGAATTTACTATTGGAATATTTTACTTCCTCAAATCACATGAGGAATGGTGAATACTTGTATTGTCTTCATCAAAATCTCGGAAATGATTTAATTGAGAATGTGTATCTTTTTATGGAAGAAGATACTGAACTTAATTTTGATTCCCCAAAGATTAAAAAGGTAATTAATAAAGATAGGCCAACTTATGAATCTCTCCTCAAGTTTTGTAATGAGAACTTGAAGGGAGAAATTTGTGTGATCTCAAATGCAGACATTATCTTTGATGATACTCTTAGGTATTTTAAGAGTATCAACATGGATAAAACTTTTTATGCATTAAGTCGTTGGGAAATTTCTACTGGTGATGGAAAGAACTGGGAGATTGAACCTTATGAAAATCCAGCATCACAAGACTCTTGGATTTTTAAGGCACCGATTGCAGTATCCGAAAAGATGAATTACACAATGGGTAAACCTGGATGTGATAATAAGATTACTTATCACATGAGAGAACTTGGATACACATGCAGAAATCCTGGAAAGAAAGTAGTTACAATTCATTTCCATCCAACCAACTTTAGAACTTATCATCCTAATGATGATAGAATTCCAGGTCCTTATCTTCTCGTTTCACCAGTAGACAATTTTACTGGTGAACCTAATTACATTGATATTGATGGATTTGATGAGCACGGTAGGGCATACCGAATAGAGAAGAGAGAAACCCCTTGACAAACTTCTAATCTTCTGTTATTATAAATAAGTGTTCGGGAGGCAATTGCTTCACGAACTGTAACAAACCTGAACGCCTCAATTACTCGCTGTCTGGTTATGTTATAATAAAAATGCGGGGAACGTCGAACTCCCCCTTCATCTGCGGGTGAAATTCCGCAAGTAAAAAACACGAGGTATTAACAAATGATCAAATCTGTATTCGCAGCAACTGCTGCACTTTCCGTCTCTGCTGGTGCTGCCCTTGCAGGTCCTTACGTCAACGTCGAAGCCAATAGTGGTTTTGTTGGATCGGATTATTCTGGAACCGTTACTGACTTTGCCGTTGGTTATGAAGGTGATTTGGGAGAATCTTCTGCTTGGTACATTCAAGGTGGTCCTGCTCTCGTCTCCCCTGACGGTGCTGAAAGCGAAGTTGAGTTCTCTGGTAAGGGTGGCGCTTCTGTCTCACTGACGGATGCCCTGAGTGTCTATGGTGAGGTTTCTTTCATCACTGGTGATGACGACACCGGTTACGGAACTAAAGCAGGTCTGAAGTATAACTTCTGATCTAATCAAGTAAACATCTAGATGCTATACTGGGAGTGCGACGGCACTCCTTTTTTTAATGGTTAATCAATTTCATGAGCATTTTGGCAGAGGTAAATCAAATAATACCAGAAAGGTCTTGACAAACCCTGCTTTTTGCTATATACTATGTAAAGAAACATTAAGGAGTGTAAAATGACTGTAACAACCGAAGACGGTGGACGCACAAACATGTGGGCTACTGAACCCCGTATGTATGTTGATCCCTCTTATACTGAGGCATATGGTCTTGAGACACATGCAGAACGTGCAGAGAAACTCAATGGTCGCACAGCAATGATTGGATTTGCTTTTGCACTGGTTTCTTATGCTACGACTGGTAGTGTGTTCTTTTTCGGACTTTTCGGTTTCTGAGTACTTGACAATGCATTCAATCTTGTTTACAATAACTAGTATTGCCTTCCTTGTATTGTTGGCATACTCCGTACAAAATTTATCTGAAACTTACTAATGGACTTTAACGTTACTTTCCGTACTTCTGATGGTGCAGAAACAACTGTCACATGTCAAGATGATCAATATCTTCTTGATGCTGCCGAGGAGGGTGGTATTGACATGAACTACTCTTGTCGTGCTGGTGCATGTTCATCCTGTGCAGGTAAGATTGTTTCTGGCACAGTAGATCAAAGTGATCAATCATTCTTGGATGATGATCAAATTGAACAAGGATTTGTTCTCACTTGTGTTGCATATCCAACTTCTGATGTTATAATTGAAACTGAACAAGAAGAGAACCTCTACTGATGCACGGAAGTCTTGAACCAGAAGATCGAGTAATGAATACTCCATCTGTTTATGAACAAGTTTCTTCTCTTGCCCAAAAATACGGGTGGGAAGAAGGAGATGAAATTTCTGTCGAAATGGCAGGAACTCAAGTGTCTGGTATTGATGTAGGTGAAGAGTACAACAAGAAGTGGCAATCGCCCATTGGTACTCGTAAGTACAATAAAGATGCTTTTATTGTTATTAAGAATCAATCCAGAAGAGACCTTAGTAAATCTCAACCTATGGATAGAGAACACAAACCTCAACATCCATACGAACCAGTTACTAACATAAATGCCTAATCCAAATCAACTCTATGATGATATGGAGAGGTTAAATGCCCTATACGAAGAACTCTGCTGGGCACATGATGATGAACTAGTATTCACACATGAAAATGGCAGAGTCATTATTTACAACAAAACACAGGAGCAAGAACAATGAACGAAAGAGCAGAACGTATTAATGGTTGGGCAGCAATGCTTGGTGTCATTGCAGCAATGGGATCCTATGCCGTCAGTGGCCAGATTATTCCTGGAGTATGGTAGAATGATGTTATTAGCAACCTTTATGTTGGGTGCTTTTATAATTCATTCAGTGCTTACCGAAGATGCTGATGATGATGACGGACCAGGTGGTGGAATAATGCAACCAGTTTACATACCGACACCTTGACAAAAAAAACTTAATCCATTATAATAAGGGAGCAATAAGCTCCTTTTTTAATGTTAATTAAGTTTACTACCTTTGCTTTGGTGAGTATTCTAGGTGCTTCATCTATTTCTAAATCCGCACCAAAGCAAAAAGAAAATATTATAACTCCTGAAGAGAATACTGTGAGTATTCCTGAGGATCCAATTAAACCCTCTTGGAAGTGTCCTGATTGTACTCCTAATGAAAAAATTGTTTTAACAGCATTACAAGAGCACACAAAGATCTCTGATCGTAATGCTCTTGCTACAATCATGGGAAACATTCAACAGGAATCTAAGTTCATTGCTAACATCTGTGAGGGCGGTGCTCGTGTTACTTATGAGAACTGTTTGAGAGGTGGTTATGGATTGATTCAGTGGACTTCTATCAATCGTTATAGAGGACTTGGAAACTTTGCAGTGAAGTATAGTTGCAATCCAAGTGAAATAGATTGTCAAGTTCGTTGGATGATTAATGAACCTATCTTTCAACGTGTACTTCCACAATTTGAGGGTGGTGGACAAACAGTATCTTATTACATGAGACCTGCATACTATTGGTTAGGATGGGGTATTAAAGGTAATAGAGAACTTTATGCGTATGATTACACTAAGAAAATGGTATGGGCATGACTTTAGATTTAATTGACAACTTAGAAGCACCATTATTTGAATGTGGTCCTGGATACTTCACTCAAGGATATGGTTCTTTTGTAGGAGTTCTTGCTCCGAAGTATTTGGAAGATGATTCTTGGTTTGGTCCGGCAGTCTTATCTGATCGTCAAATGACTATCAAAGAAGCATATGAACATGCAGTATCTGAAGAACAATTACTACATGAGGATGATACAGTAGAACCAAAAAATATTCATGAGGTGATTTATAATATTGCTACTAATAGTGGTAAAACTACAAAACAACTGAATCCGACTGGTGTTGGTGGTTGGCAATCTGGAACTGGTTGGGAGCAGTTTCGATGATTGAAGATTGGCGTTACAGTGAACATAAGTTGAAACTTCGTGAGTCGGCACTTAAAGTTCTTCTTACTAAATATGGTAGTCAACTAAAAGAATCATTACCTGAATACACTAATCAATCAATGTATGAATGTGCTCATGATTGGGTATCTCAAGGTAATGTAAATACTAATGGCATTATAAAATACTTTGAGGCATATTACGCATGAAAAAACTTTTATTATCTCTTCTTGGATGTGCTGCACTAGCAGGAACAGCATATGCAGGAGATGAAAAAATAACCAGAGGATACAATAGTAATGATTCTTTAGGATGCATGATGTTACGAGAATGCACCGATAATGTTCAAAGAATCACAAGTATCAAAGACATTCAAGATAATTATCCCAACTCTGATTATTCTGCTGTTGCTACTGAGTTTAATGAGATGTTGGACTCCCTTGATAAGATCGGAGTTATGGTTTTTCTAGGAGATCAGAAATATTTTCCTGTAGGTAATCGTGGTGTTTATCATACTGTAAGTAATAACTTCTTTCTGAACGATGCATTCATGGGTAGACAATCTACATTGATGAGTGTAGTTCGACATGAAGGATGGCATGTAGCACAGGATTGTATGGCAGGAACAATTAATAATTCATTGATTGCTATCATTCTTCCTGAAGATGATGTTCCTTCTATCTGGAGAGAAATGGCAAAAAGAACTTATCCAAAATCTGTTCTTCCTTGGGAAGCAGAAGCAGGGTGGGCAGGCAGAACTGAAGGAATGACTGCTGATGCACTTGCGGCATGTACTACAGGAAAGATGTGGGAAATATATCCTCCCACGCCTTTGACCCGCAAGTATCTTGTTAAAGAAGGTTACATTACTAAATAATAAATCCTACTTAGGAAGACTAGCCAAGAAGAGTTATGTGAAATCTCTTGTGTAATAATGGTAAACTCTTTGTTGGATATAAATCATCCAGAATGACCAACTTAACAAGAGATGTATTAATCAAAACCATTGTTGCTGACGAGATGAAAAATAATGATGGTTCTGATTATACAAAAAAACTTAAGAATGTCTATCACAAATGGGAACATGAATCAAGTGAAGAACTTTGTATACAATACAATAGAATATTAAATACTAATTTTACAGTTGATGCTCTAGATCCATAAATACAAATGATTAAAACTATCAGATCAATGCTTCCAAAAAAGAAGAAAGATCATGATGATGATGGATTCCATTGGCATGAAGAAGGAATTTCGAGTTTGGTTAGATTAATTGTATTGACATGGACGGGTGCAATCTTAACTTTAAACTATGTTTCAATTCCAGGAATACCTCAGCAAAAAATTGACCCTACTTTTATTGCCAGCGTCTTCACGGGAACTTTGGCGACTTTTGGTGTCACACCATCAAAGTCTAATGGAAATGGTGGAGGGACACAAAAAACAACAGTAACAGTTCCTGTTCCTAAACCAAAAGATGAAGAGGAGAAAAAATGAACTTTAAACCTAAAGCAATTAGTACTGCAATTATTTGGTTTGTTGGAGTTTCTATTGGTGTTGCTCATATTGGTATTTTAGGTCATTTATTAAAATCTACACCTTCAGAAAGTATTAATCGTCCAATAATACAAATCCCTAATGGTGATTATTCTTCATATGAAATGGATGTAACCAAAGATGGATATAGTGTAAGATATAAAGCAAATGATCCTAAGGTTTTGTCTAGAGAAAGATCCTTAGATTTAAATAGAGAAAAGAAAGGATTATTTGGTGGTGGAACTGAAAAAAGAATAGAGTATAGTTTAGATGAGTACACTGCAGAAGGATATCGTAATACACAAGGAGGTGTGATTACAGGTGAGGGAAAGTCTGCAAAAGACATAGAGTGTATCGTGGCGGACGCTGGAGCACGGTCACAAGGTGCAATAGCAGGAACAGCAATTAGCACTGGTGTGCTACTTCCTACTTTAGTTAACATTCCTTATGTTGGATGGCTGGCAGCAGGATGGGCAACTTTATTAGGAAATAAAATTGGTTCCGAAGTTGGATCTGAAGTCGGTAGTGTATTTAATGACTGTTGATTACAAATTTGAACATCAATGGGGTGGTGAAGATACTTGGTATACAAAGTCCAAAAGATGGGCAAATAAACAAAACCCTATTGTTCGTCATCTTGCATTAGGGTTTATTGAATGGTTGTGGTTGAAATGGATAGAAGGTAAAGTCCGAATGGAAATGGCATCTGTCGATAAGCAGGCAGAAGACATTGTAGAAATGTGGGAGAATGAAGATAAACCAATTATAAAATCAACACCATCTAAAGTAGAAGGACTAGATATCATAAGTATATCTACTACTGATGAATCTGATTCTTCGTCCACTTGATAACGTAAATGATCCTGTGTGGTCAGTAATCTTTATGGTATTTCTTTCTGTTTGTATGGCAGGTTATGCCATCTACTATATATTAGGTGTTGATAAAAGAGAATCTCATGGGACAGATGACACCACCGAGCAGGAAGTCCTGTTATAATTTTAGAGTAGTGGAGGTAAATCGTGTTCTTGATGGAGATACGCTGGATATAACAATTGATCTGGGGTTTGATCTATACAAGAAAGAAAGAGTTAGAGTTGCTGGAGTTGATACGCCGGAAAAAAGGACGAAGAACTTAGAGGAGAAAGCACTTGGAATCGACGCAACCAACTGGCTCAAAGAGAAACTGGAGAGTACTATCGCTGGTGATGATGAGTTGTCTGTTAGGACTGAACTTGTTGGTGGTGTCGGCAAATATGGCCGTCTTCTTGGTTGGTTATACATTGGGGACGAGTCAGTGTCACTCAACGAACAAATGATTACTGAAGGATATGCTCATGCCTATGATGGTGGAACCAAGGATATGAACCTAGAAGCACTTCGTGAAATTAGAAGGGCACATGGCACTCTGGTAGAGTAATGGCTGAAGTAAACTCAGTATCAGTTTCAGATGACACTAAAGTTGCGATGCCTGTTCGCAATATGATTTCTATTGTAGGTGCTGTTGCAGTCTCTACATGGGCATATAGTGGAGTGATTGAAAGGTTAAATAGAATTGAAACAAACCAAGAAGTTAGAGCAGAATCCATTAAACTGAATTCTGACTTTCGTATCAACTGGCCTAGAGGTACAATGGGATCTCTTCCTGATGATGCAGAACAAAACAGAGAGATTCAAGCCCTTCAATTAGAGATTGAAAGGATTATGAAAGAGGTTGAGGAGAACGATACTTGGATTGATGAATTTGAACCACCTAAAGATGTTCAGGATACTATTATTAGAGTAAGGGAATTGGAACTTAAGATTGTTGAACTAGAAACTATAGTTAAAAAGGAGTAAATATGTCAGCATTATTTGTATTTGGATTTATAACTTTATTGACATATACCCTACATATTACATGGCCTATAAAAAAAGGTAAGAACTAAAATGCAAAAAGTAATTAACGGAATCGCATTACTTTCGGGATTAGTATCACTTTCAATAGTTGGTGCTGGAGGATATCTTTATATGAATAAGGATGCTCTCATTGAGGGTGCCAGAGTAAAGGCAACAGAAGCAGTTACTGAAGCAATCACAGAGGCACTTCCTGGTATGGTTGAAGGACTTATGCCAGAGATGCCAGAAGTTCCTGAACTACCCGCACAAACTGGTGGTGTACTGCCTTTCTGAAAAAAGTGTGAGAATTGTTAAATAGT